TATTGCATGATCACTTGTTGCATTACCTGTATAAAGAAGAGTTTTAAAATATGAACTTGGATCTTTAATTGTTGGTTCAGGTAAATTCTGTGTACATAATGCTTTAAATCCAGTAGGTGGTGTATGCTGAAAACCTTGAGCACCAAAATTCCATTTACAATTATGACCCGAAGTAGTTGAACAACCTACACAAAAAGGTTCATTTACAACAATACTTGAAAAGGCAGGGTTACTACCAGCAGCAGGATCACCACTGGCAAACCATGTACCATCAGATCCCCAAAATATTTTATTATTATCTAAATCAAATGCTAACATCCCAACAGTGCCTACTGTAGATCCATAGCTGGAATTCCAAGTATCAGCTGGACCACTATAAGCATTTCCAGAACCCGGACCGAGGGAGTATCCTTTATGTAATTGAGCAGATTGAGTATTATGTACTGCAGAATCTTGATCGTGGGATTGCCCATCATGTGCTATAGGTGCAATCTGTGGCGACCAACTATCCCCACCTACTGATTCAAATTCTACATACCATTTACCAGATTCAACAGCCATAGTTGAATAACACGGCCAATGTCCACTAGCATTTGTAGTAGCTGTTTGTAAATTACCATTAACCTTTATAGATTGGCTTACAGCACCACCATCTGTACTACTTAAAGTACAATAATTATTAGTTGGAGTATCAAAGACGCAATCATTATCAAATCCTGCTGTAACTGTTACGTTAGTAGGAGTCCAATTATTCCCATTACCAGATGAATCAGCTCCTATTGTAGCTGCTGTATTATTAGAATTATCACTGAAATTCAGATAAAATCCATTTGTCCCATAACCACCTTCTGTATATTCTATAGGAACCCATTGTCCTGTATCTGCATTTGTTTTACCAAATTTAGAAGGTTCTTTAATAGTACCATCAAGGAAATGAATTTCTGATAAATATAAACTACAATAATTATTAGTATTATTTGCCCCTATAAAATTAGCCACACTACTTCTGAAAAATGAAACAGCATAACTAGAACTGGGATCTGTAGAACTTGCAAAGGAGGTGTCTCTTACACCATTAGTATATAATCTAATTCTATCACTTGCTGCACCATTGGTAGTATCAATAATTAACACTATATGATACCATCCGTTGATATCTTTATACCTTCTACTAGTATTTTTTATAGCATCTGAACTACCACCACTAGAATCTCTATCTGCAAATTGAATAGATCCATCAGATAATAAATCTAAACGAGATTCTACATAACCATCACTTGTAGTAGCAAATATTGTCTGTGTACCATCTATAGATGCTCTCTTCATCCAAAATGATAAAGTCTTTGTTGTATTACTAGAGTTAGTGCCAAAAGTACGATCTAGTTTTATTGAACTTCCTGCAGCTTCAATTCTTAAAGACCTCTCTATTTCATAGGCACCAGCCGCACTGGCACCCATTCGTGTTAAAGT